TCTTCAGGATTGTAATCGTGTGTTCAGAAAGTTTCATAATTATCAGTGTTTTTGTGGAATCCGGCAAAATGGTACATAAGAATACCATAATGGATGATCTTCAATGCGTCAAGCTTTGAAAATCCATTCTTTTTTCCAAACCTTGCAGAATATTTAATAAGGTTATCCCTACAAAAGGGAACTCCATCTCCAATTGCTTCAATGATATCAAGAACCTGAACTTTAGATTCTTCAGAAGTATAGTGCTGATGATATGTACTTGCAATATACTCCTCAGCTTCCTTTAACGTTTTATCTTCATTGAATTTCCAAAATCCATTATTATTCATAATCTTGTTATCCTGCTCATCATTAATTTTATCTTTACCAGTATTCACAGAAAATGTGTAGGTATGTTTGTACTTGTTTTCATCTTCTGGATCAAGCATCACGTAATCTGGATTAATCATCGCATAATTTGTCGTTTTACTCGAACTTATTTTATCAAAATCCGTTGGTTCAGTCAACCATTACTCCAAACCCCTTTTGCTTCTGGAACTTTATGACCTTAGTGAATTTATCTTCGAGTTCATCTACCTTATGAGATATTACAAATACATTAGAATTACTGATCACGTATTTAATGATCTTAGTAAAATTGTCTGTTCCAAATTCATCCAGGGAACTATCAAAGACTTCATCTAAAATTAATAAATTAGTATTGACTGAGTTTTTAATTTTTGCTACTTCTCTCCAAGTGAAGAGTAGTGCAAGGTCGATTCTCATTTTCTCACCTTCACTGAATGAATCATAAGAGAAATCCTCATAGATAGGATTCAGTGCTTTCTCATTAAATTCCTCATCTAGCATAAAGTTAATAGAAAACTCCATTATGTCAAGATACCTATTGAGGTTTTTATTGATGATTGGAATATATTTTTTAATAATACTGCTCTTTGCACCACCATCTTTCAATAGCAGGTGGACAAATTCATAATTCAATAGTTCTTCTTTCTTAGAAGTTAGTTCTTCAATGACTTGATTTAACTCAGATTTTTGTTTTTTTAATTTTTCATATTCAATATTCTCGTTTTCCAAGTTATTGGTAATTGCTTGAATTTCAGATTCAAGATCTCGGACTCTTTTTTGGAATCCAGAGATTCTAAGATTATTTTGAGAAATCTCATGTGTTAAATCAGTAACTCCTTTTGAAATAGTAAGAAAACTTTGTTCTCTATTTTCTTCATTTAAAATTGCTTGCTCAAGTTCACCATAACCAGAATTCAATTCATTCAATAGTTTTTCATATTCATCAATCTTATTTAATCTAAAACGTTCCTCAATGTTTTGAGTACAAGTAGGGCATACCGAATTATCTTTGAAAAACTGATGATTCTCTGTAGTGGTGGATACCTTTTGGGACAACTTACCTTTAATCGAGGTCAATTTCTTTAACTTATTTTTATAACTTGAGAGATCTTCCAACTCCTTTGTCTTAACATCAATTTCATCTTGATTTTTTTTATTATAAGCAACACAGATATCGACTTGAGGAAGTATAAGATCTATTTCCCGTTTTAATTTTTCTATTTTGGAGTTGCCTTCAGTTTGTATCTTTTTAATAAAATTTTCTTGAAGTTCTATTTTATCAATATAATTTTCTTTCTTATATTCTAAATTCCTAATATCATCTTTGAATGACTTAATATTTGATTTCGTAATTTCGTTCATCAAAGAAAATATTCTAATATCCAAAAGATCTTCAACAACTTCTCTTCTATGCTGTGAAGAAAGTTGCATAAACGGAACAAAATTCGAAGATCCTAATATTACAATTTGAGTAAACGACTTATAATTCAATTTCAATACATTCTGCTCTAACCATTTCTGCTGATCAGTTGAGCAAGATAGTTCATCCAGGATTTTATTATTTTTCTCTATCTTAAAAATATTTGGTTTAATTCCCCTTGTGATTTTATATTGATCTTTATTTACAGAAAATTCAATCTCTACAACACAATCTTTTTCATTTACTGTATTTACTAATTGTGACTTAGATATTTTTCTAAATGGTTTATTAAACAACCCAAAAGTCAATGCATCTAAAAGTGTACTTTTACCAGAACCATTCTGCCCTATGATTAAGGTTGAATCATTTTCATTTAATTTTATAGTGGTCCAATAGTTTCCAGAAGAAAGAAAATTTTTATACTGAATTTTTTGAAACCTTATCATAATTTGGAGGAACTACAAGATCATTAGGAGTAATTATAACATATTCATAGTTAAAAGTCTCACAGGCAATTACGAGTGTTTCGTGCTCGACTTCAGTGATTTCCATCTCTGGATACTCAAGTTCATCTAGCATTGACAAATATCTCTCGGCATCATCATATTCTTCAAAAATTATAAGGACATTTGCACCATATTGATCTTCTATGGCAAATGCTCCTTCACTTATATTAGATGCAAGGGTAAGTATATACATTTCTATAATTGATACGACTCTTGGTATATTGAATTAATTATATGTTTGATTCTAGTTTTATTTAAACTAACTTCAGAGTCATCAATATATTTTTTTAATAATGACAGTGTATCTTCAGAATCTGAGAGATCTTCATCACCAATTAAATTAATACTAAGTATAGAATTTTCTATGACCTTAAATTCATATGGATTGACTTTCAATAACTTATCAAGGTATCTCTCGTATATTTTTTGATCTGTTTTATTTTTTACTACCACCTTTACTATACAGTTTTCATATTCACTTAAATCATCTTGAAGATTATCTTCGTTATAATTAATGATTTTGAATAGACGATAAGGGTTGTCTATATGCTCGTGTATCAACGTTTCAGTATCAAATACAGTAAATCCCCTAACGTCGTTATAATCACTCCAGAAGAGTTCGTAGGGGTTTCCTAGGTAGAAGATTTTTCCATCATTCGATCTAGTGTGATAATGCCCTGAGAATACGCATTCAAATTTATCGAATAACTTACTATCTAAACCGTGTTCCATAACGAGTTGTCGATTAACTCTAAATCCTTGAAGTTCAAGATGCCCCATCACACACTTGCTAGTTGTGTTTTTGATAAGATCAAAAGTTTCTTTTTCATTTTCTTGATTAATCCAAGGCAAAAATAAAATATCCAATCCGCCAATATTAACTTCAGTTGGAGAAGATATTTTAATTACATTATCATACTCTTCTAAATTATATTCTACTGAATTTAATTCATTTGTATTTTTATAAAAAATATCGTGATTGCCTACAATATTATAAACAGTAACTCCTAACGTTTCCAAAGTATCATAAAAATTATCCTTTGCCCATTTAAGAGACCAGTAATCAATTCCTTTGCGATTATCGAAAGTATCGCCTAAATGAATAACTGTATTAATTTTATTTTCAATCAAATAAGGATGAAAAACATTTTGATAAAATTTATTAAAATATTCATGAAATGTTTTATTTCCTTTTTTAAACCCAAAATGAGTGTCTGTAATAATGCAAACTTTCACTAATCACTCTCCAATATCAAGTAAATCTATAATTAATTCCATCCTTAATACTATTCATATTACCAAACTCATATCCCATATCAGATCCATCTGCACTGAATACTTCCTCGAAACCAGATCTTTCTATGATTTTGGTTTTAATTTCAAGTTGCTTTTTCTCTTTAGCAATTCTCCTCAAGAATGCATAGTAAATAACTTGAGTAAAATATGCAAAGGGGTTCTTTTTTGTTACATCAAAGTTATGAATATACTGAATACAATTTTCTATTCCATCACATATCATATCATCCTTAAACATATAATTCACAAAGTTTGGTTTATATGATAAGTGAGTTGCGATCTTTAAAAAACATTCTCCTATGTAATTTGGGATTTTCGGTTTTGGTAAATTCTTTTCCTTTGCTTCGTCTACGAGTTTTTTATACTCAACAAGAGCTTGATGAAAATCTTTATTACTTACATAGTGTTCTGATCTCTTTTTTTCCCTTGGCATAAGATTTAATAGCATATTAAGTTTTTATCTACATAATGTATAAACTGTACTTGTAATTGATCATTTTGACAAGTACTTGACATCTAGTCTGATGGTCAGTAGAATCACTCTGTTAGGGTTGATAGATAAGTTATATTTAATTACTTCTATATAGTTTCTCTAAGGAGTCTCTAGCAGCATCTACCTTAGAGACTAACCCCATTTGCCTAGTCAACTCTACCTTTGAGTTAGGACGATTAAATCTATTATACATTGAAATAATAGTTTTATCTCTGACTTCAGTAAGAGTTAGTACCTTATCAAAGTCTAAAATAAACATTTCATCGTCTGATATATTAATCCAAGGTATAATTTTATACCCCATAGTTCTATTTGTTTTAGAGTGTATGGGGGTAATAACAACTGGATTATCTAGCACTAGAAATTTTTTATGTTCTTCTTCAGATACACAAATTAAAGAGAAAATCTCTTCACCTGAAACTAGTTTAATTGTTGCATAAAAGTCTTCTTCCATTTGATTTAAAATTAATAGTTACAATTTCGTAATCAAAATTCTCTTCATTGTAAATTTTGATTCTTTCAATTAGATGATTTAAAGTATAATTTTTCTTAGATTTGTATTTAATTTCATCAGCAATATCGTATAGAGTTGCCGATAATTTTTCCTTTCCTTTTCTAAGAACTCTCCCTATTGACTGAAGATTTCTTATTCTTGATTTAGATGGTGATGCGAAGATAATGTTGTGTAAGTTTCTAATATTGATACCTGTACTAAAAGTGCCGTAAGAAGCAACAATAATCGCATTTT